GCTGTATTTTCCTTGTCGGAATATCGCTATTGATCCTGAAAACACTTTTGCTATAAATCCAGTGGACTATGCACGAGCAATGCTTGCTGGGACTATTGAGGCTGTAGTCCATTCACACCCTCAAGGCACACCTGTCAGTGACTGTGATCGCAAAGCTTGCAGCCAAACCAAGTTACCTTGGTACGTTTATTCTGTGCCAGACAAGCAATGGTTGACTATCGAGCCTTGACCGGGCGGCAATGGGAATATGGCAAGCAAGACTGTTTTTCCTTGCTTCGTGATTACTACGCGAGGATTGGAGTTGAGATCCCTGACTTCCCTAGACCTGAATCGCTTTCTAACGTTGAGAGCATATTTTTAAAGCACGCCCAAGATGTCGGGTTTGAGCGTGTTTTGTTTGATGATCGCCTCCTGCATGATGTCTTGATCATGCGTTTAGGCACCAAGAACCCGATGCACGCAGCGATTTATGTTGGCGATGACAAGATTCTGCACCAACGGATGAACGGCTTGAGTGCTGTAGAGCCTTTAGGCCGTTACTATAGGAGCAGTGTTGCTGCAGTCTTTCGCCATGCAACTTGTCATGTTGGCAGGTGAGCTTGGCGAAAAGTACGGGGCTCAGCACGAGTATTACAACCTGCAAACGCCAGCTGACGCAATCAAGCTGCTTTGCATCAACTATCCAGCACTGCGGCAAGAGCTGTTGCAAGCGCATAACAACGGTGTTGGATATAGGGTGATTCAAGGCGGTTCGTCGATGGGATATGACGAGCTGCATCTGCCGTTTGGCAGTAAACCATTGATGGTTGTGCCTGTGATTACAGGCAGCGGTGGCGACGGTCCATTCGGACAAATTTTGCTTGGCGTTGGCTTGGTTGCTACAGCCGTAATTACAGGCGGCACTTCTTTGGCTTTTGGCGCTAGTGGTTTTGGTTTGGCTTCAGGAGTTACCGCCACGACAGGTTTGACCTTGGCTGCTGCTGCTGGAAACGTCGGTGTTTTCCTAATTCTTGGCGGCGCTGCCAACATGCTGTCGCCACAGCCAGAGCTTGCCGGTGCACGCATAAAAGGATCAGGCACTAACTCACGGGGCCAGGGACCAGAAGGTGTTACGAGAGGTGCATCTGGAAAAGAGTCATACGCTTTTAACGGCCCTGTCAACACTGTTGGTACGGGTGCGACTGTGCCGTTGATTTATGGCGAGGTGATCACAGGCAGTCATTTGTTGGCGGCAAATTTAGACATCTCTGATGATTCAGACCCACTTTTGACTTCAATTCAAACTCCAAGGCTGGAGACCTTGACAGTAAATGGCGACAAGTTGACTAGAAAGCTTAAGTCTTGCGGAGGGCTCGATAGCCGCAGAGGCGTCAAGCGTTACAACACAACTGATCTTGCTAGACGCGTTATTATTGACAGAACTTTTGGCCCTAGGGTCAGCGATAACGTCAAGCTAAAAGTTGGCGAAGAAATTGATAGCAATTCAAGCTCTGCCGGTTTTTCCGCTTTGGAGTACAAAAGAAGTCAAGACAAGCGCAAAAAACTTGACGTTATTTTTCAAGTCAACGGTGGATTGTTTGATAATGTATCAGGCGCTAACAGCACGAAAATTGATGGATTCATTACTTATGAAATTACTTGCACTATAACCACTGGCGGCGCCGACATTGATGTTGCTAAAGCGCGAGTAACTGTTCAAGGCTTAGTCAATCCAAGTCAAAACTTCCGTTATGGGCACAGGTTAGAAATGCCCCGCATTGGCAACAGAGCAGACGAGGACCTAGACATCAAGGTTGAAATTGTCGACCTTGGCGTTCACCCAGACGTTCACCTAACCTTGCATGCATACGGGTACGACCTTCTTTAGGACATGGCTCTTAATTCACGCACAAACCTAAAGCTGATAGACGCCTTGTGCGAAGGGCCTATAGAAGGTGTCGTTGAAAAGCGCAAAGGCGTTTTCCTGAACGAGACTGCGCTTTCTGATACCGAGGCAAACAAAAAGCTAGTTCACGCTGCTTTTCGAGACGGTGGGCCTGATCAGCCTTTATTTGATGAGTCCAGCCTGCTAAGCGACGCTCAGACTTCAATCGTTAGTGTCAATCAAAAGATTGGCGACAGCTATTCTGAAACTGTCAATGCACAAAACAAGGTTATAAAAAGAGACTATGGCGAAGGCCAAGTGGTTGTAGATATTACTGACCTTGAGACTGACTTTGTACAGCTGGTGTTTACTGTTTCAAAGCTTTTCTGTGTTGCACCTGAAGGGCTTGCTAGAGGACAGCTTTTCTTTGCCAAAATTAGGCTTGAAGTGTCTATTCAGGCTGAAGACAATGCCTTCAAACCAGTTCCAATTAAAGGAATTAACAGTGAAAACATAAATACAATCAAAGGCATTGCCACTTCTGCGTATCAGTTCAAAACGCAGCCAATTTTTCTGCGCAATTTTGCAGGCAAGAAAAACGGTCCATACAGGATTCGTGTGAAAAAAGTTGCTTTTGGGAATACAGACGAAGAAAAAGACAGAGCATTCGAAATTAAATTTAAAGATCTTGTTGACCTGCCCGAAACAGAACCGCTAGCTAGTAAAAGAGCTGATGAAGTCTTCTTAACATCAGTCATTAAAGGCAAGCAATTTAAAACAAATTATCCTTTTACAGCTTTAGCGCATTTAAGTATTGACTCGGAAGAATACAGCACTCTTCCAGCCAGATCGTACAAAGTTCGCGGCAAAAAAGTCAAAATCCCAAGCAACGCCAACCCTCAGCCTGACGGTCGCTTGGAGTTTGAAGATAAACCGTTTGATGGCAGCTTGAAAAGTGGTTTGTTCTGGACAACCTGTCCCGTTTGCTGCTTTTACGATATTTTGACTAATTCAAGGTATGGAGCTGGAAACTTTGTTGACAGTTCTAATTTAAATTGGGTTGATTTGATTGAAATATCAAAGTATTGCAACGCCCAAGTTAATACCCCTGAAGGACCTGAAGCGCGATTTGCAATCAACACTGTCATAAGTGATAAGGCTGATGCTTATAGCGTTCTTCAAGACTTTGCCAGTATTTTTAGGGGCATGCTCTTCTGGAAGTCTGACAGCGTTCAAGTCGCCGCAGATCACGGGAACTTAGACGGAAGTGACCTTGTCCCTATCCATATTTTCAGTAATTCAAATGTTGTTAATGGTCAGTTCAACTACAGCGGCTCTTCTTTAAAAACAAGAAGCACTAGAGTCCGCGTGAGGTACAACGACCCTAGCAACTTCTACAAACCAAATTTTGTTGTCATCGAGGATCGAGCCTTGATAGACAAGTATGGAATACAAGAAAAAAGCATTGTTGCCTTCGGGTGTTCATCTAAGTATCAGGCTCAGCGTATGGGTCAATGGTTGTTGCAGTCAGAAAAACTGCACGAGGACACGATTACATTCGCGGTTGGCCTTGAAGGTTTAAATGTACTTCCCGGCCAAGTTTTTGAGGTAGCCGATGAAATGAGATCAGGCAGTCGATATGCCGGACGCATTGTCGGTGCTACTAGAAGCTTTGTTGACTTAGACCAGACTGCAACGTTGCCTTCCGGAACGGGCAATAAGTTGTCTGTAGTAATGGCGGATGGAACGATTGAAACAAGGGATATCGCCAGCGTAAGTGGCGTTCGAGTAACGCTCAGCTCTGACTTCACGCAGCCCCCACCAGATGACGCTCTTTTTTCTATTAAAAATAGCAATGTCACGGCAAGAAAATTCCGCTGCCTTGGCGTTACTGAAGGCGAAGAAGGAACTTATGCAATCACTGGGGTCCGTCATGTAGATGGTATTTACACGATCGTCGAAGACACTGCTTCAGACCTGGCCTTGCCTGATCCGTTTCTCTTTGATCAGCAACCTATTGCACCGCAAGATCTAAAAATTACATTCCAGCAAATTGACGATGGACGAAATACAACCAACAGGGCCACCATTTCTTGGAGCAGAGGTCTTGCAACGAATGTTGAGCGTTTTCGTATCCGTTATCGGATCGGTGATGGCGGCAACTTTACGACTCTCTTTACAACTAATACTTCTGTTGATGTCAATTCAAATCTTGTTCCAGGCAAAATTTTATTTGCGGAGCTAAGTGCTATTGGTCCTGAGCCTACAAACGCGATTTCACAAATTGCCACTATTCAACGTGAGATCCCTGCTGGCGGTACTAGCGATGACGCTGATGGCAGCCCACAAATTCTTTTGCCACCAGACCCTGAAAATGTGCAGATCGAGGCAATTGGGGTCGATCAGGTCAATTTGAGCTGGGGAGCGACAGCTAACGGACAAAACCTAGAAAGCTTCACTGCTGTTATTAAGCACAGCTCAAAAACTGATGGCTCAGGGACCTGGGCTAATAGTGTTCAGCTGCGTGAGGTTGAGGCTAGAACGACATCGGCAATTTTGCCGTTGATGAACGGTGAATACCTCATCAAGTTTCAAAATCAGCAAAGGCTTAGAAGTTTCAACGCTAAAAGCGCAGTCATCAATATCCCAGATGGGGTGCCGCGCTATGACTTCCAAATTGTTCGTGAAGACAGCTCGCCAGCTC